CGAATATCCCGATGATTCATTTCCTCCATATCATAAAATTAAATCAGGTGACATAACCATCGAGCAATATTCAGAGGTCATAAAACTAACTGAAGCAGAATTTAAACAAAATGTTGAGACCAGACTCATGGACCCGAATATGGGTCATGCCCCGAGTGAAATGGGCGGTGAGTCAATTCAAAAAGTATTTGCAAACCACGGATTGGTTTATACCGACCCGTCCGACTCCATTGTCAATCGCCATATGGCCGTAAAATCATTATTAAGCAAGCCGCAGTCGTCCGGCCAGAGGCCACAATTATATATAATGGACTGGTGCAAGAATCACATTTTTAGTATGGAAAACTACGCGTGGAAACCAAGCAAAGGGCTAGATGTCAACGAAAAGCCCGAAACAGAATTTGACGATTTCGCTACACTGTTTGGCTATGGTTCATTATCAGGTTTCAAGTATTATATGCCGAGAACTAAACGCGGGAAAATGCCAGATTTCTGGCTACCTAAATCAATGAGGAGGAGTAAATGAAAAAAAGACAAATAAAAAAGAATTTTAAAAACCATATGCTTAAATTAATTAAATGGATGAAAACTCTCCCAAAAGCAAAGTTTGAGTGGATTGAAGATGACCATTTATATGAACGTATTAAAGTTAAGGTGAGGTGTAAAGATGATTAGAGAGATTTCAAAAAAAATTACATTAAACAGGAATAAAAAGATATTGGCGGAATTAAAAAAAGGCACGACGGTTAAAGAATTAGCGATAAAATATAATATAGGATTATCAGCGATTTATATGGTTGTAAGCAGAATGTGTAAAGATGTGTAAAGATGTGTAAAACAAAATCAGTATCCGTGTGTTATAGTATTGTACATGGACCAAGAAAATTATAATGACCATGTAAAAAAGATACATGGTTTCACACCCACCCCAATAGCCAATCTCAATGGCTCATATAAAATATACCAAGAAAAAATAGTCATCGCCGTCGCATGTAAAAATTGCGGCAATAAAATTACATTGGTTCTCCATGGTAGGACTGATATTTTAACTACTGAACAAATTGAGAGTAGGGTAAAGACTGTCATTTTAGAAAAACATGATTGCCCGGCCATTAAAGCTATGGTTGGAAACAATCCTAAAAAATACTTTGGCGATATTTTTCAAGGCATGGATTCAATAAATTCAGATAAAGCCAGAACAGTAGGACGGTGCTAATTGGAAGATTTATTAAAAACATATGATGATAACGCTAAATTGGAATTAGCGAAAAAAATATCTATGCGGTTTTCCGTAGCGCAGAGCTATTTGGAAGAAAAAACGGCAATGTGGGAGAAGTGCTATAAACTCTATCGGGCTAAAAATGATGAAGAGAACCAAACGCTTGAGCCTGATATTAAATTAGCATTCATGTTTGGACTCGTTGAAAAAATAGTGTCCAAACTAACCTCGCCATTTTCAGGAAAACTGCCGATTAATATCAAGCCAAAAAAATTAGACCAGAAGAAGCAAGCCGAGAATTACTATACAATGGCTAAGGATTTTCACAATAGCCCGCAGAGAATAATTGAATATACAAACTCAACCCGTGAAAGAGTAATCACAGGTTCGTCGTGGGAAACGGATGAGTGGAATAATATCTATATGGACGGGTTCAAGTGGGCGCAGAATAACGTTAATAAAGCCATTGATGTTCATTTACCTACATTTGCGCCAGTCATTAAACCTATAGTCAATGCGGTGTCAAAGGTGGTCAAGAACTCTCCAGTGTCAGAATGGGTCACAGAAAGCCATAAATTTCCCGTTAAAGTGGGGTATTCTTTATCGTATCCTTCCATATTCAATGTATTCCCTCAGCCGGGCATTTTGAAAATGGAAGACATGAAGTGGGTAATTGAAGAGCAACAATATGTTTCTTTAGATGATTTAAGGGAAATGAAATATTTAGATGATAATAAAGAATTACAACCTGTTTACGATTTGTCGTATTTTGATAATTTAAAAAAAGATGATGAAAAAAGAGTAATTACTCCGCAAGTAATGGATAGCAAGGGAAATCTGACAGATTTCAAAGAAGAATATTCAGGAACTGGAACGCCGAACTATTTAGAGAACGGAGTTGACTCTGTCCATTTATTGATAATGCGGACACCGACAGAGATAGCGGTTACTGCCAATAGTCAAATTATTCAACATATTAAACATCCATTTCATAGGCCCGGTATTAAAATGCGGCTAAGAGTTTATACCCCCGATCCTCAATCTTTATTTGGTATTGGTTCAATAGAGCCGGTCATACCTATGGTTGAAGAGTTGGATGATGTCCATAATATGTCAATGCAGAATTGGTTTCGCAGTATCAATAATACGATTCTATATGATGAAACGGTAGTTCCGTATCTTGACGATTTCAACCCACGAGCAGGTGGAAAGATAAGAGTAAAAAGCGGAACTGATTTAAGTAGGGCATTTATGCCTGTTGCCCAATCTGATGTTACGGGCACAATGATAACGACCGAAGCTAATTTGAGAGGATTAATAGAAACGATACTCTCTGTTTCTGATTTCTCGCCCGGACCAATGGGAACTAAACCATATCATAGCACCTATGGCGGGTTAATGGAATTACAGCAATCATATGCTCAGAGGTTCGCATCCATTATATCGGTAGATCAAGCGCAAACAATAAAGCAAATAGACTCAATGTATTGGTTTTATGAGCAGTTTATGTTTGAACCTGTTACTATAGATGGCTCCTCAGGCGCGGTAGATTACTCCAGAGAGGATATTGATACAGACGGACATGGCTTCCTATTCACGGCATCCGTAGACCCGTCATTTGGAGATAGTACGATTGAAAGAAACCAAATCATGGTTTACTTATCACAAAGCATGGCTTATGAGCAATTTAGAATGTCCACCAATAAAACCCATTGGAAAGAAGCTAATTGCTCTAAGATAATGGAAGACATGACAGCCGCGTTTAAAAAAGGTGATGTTGATGAGTATATGATTAACGCTGATGAAACGGAAAGTCCTGACATGGAATTTAAGTTTATGATTCAAGGAATCCCTGTTCAAGTTAATCCGAAAGAGAATTTAACTAAGCATTTTATTGACCATTCAAAACAATTAAAGAGAATTGACACAGGTAATGAACAGTATGCTCCTGAAGTTGTGGCGGCACTTCAACAGCATTTAGTTGAAACACAAGAAGTTGCGGCCTTTGTTTTGCAGAATCCTGATGAATTAGTAAATGACGGCATAATGAATGATGTAAGGAGTGAGAATAACCAACCTGTTACTGCGCCTAATTTTGGCCAGAATTTACCAGCCCAAACAGGTGGCAATGGGGAGATAAATTAATGGGAATGTCTTTTTTGAAAATGAATGATGATCAATTAAAAACTGTAATTGATAATGGGAACATAACAGTAGAATTTGAAAATTCAAAATTTATAAAGATTTTTAAGGATAAATTAAAATACGAATTGGAAATAGCTAAAAATGATGGTGATTGGACGCCGGGGAAAACCTGTGACATAGCTCAAATCGCTGTTGTTAATGCGTATAATTCCGGTAAAAAAGAAGGACTTGATTTAAACACTATTATATTAGCCAATTTAAAAAATGATAAAGAAGAGGCGTTGAAAGAATTAAACAGAAGGGAAAGATTAAGAAAAGAGGGTAGATAAAATGAATAAAATTTTAATGATAATTATATTGATTTTGGGAACAGTTGCTATAGGTAATTGCGCAAGGTTTGGAAGTTCAGACGACCCATTCTACAATATATCTATAACAGAACAGGAAACTAGTGATTTTGTGGATAATAATAATTTTGCTAATGACACGGAATATGATTTTAATATGACGGAATTTGACGCGAGTCAATTATCCGCTGTTCTGACCTATAGCTCAAATACGTACTCCGAGGTTACATTTTCAACCCTGACCATAACTATGGGTTCGGGAGATATAACTTTTGCCTCATCTCATACTTACGCCACTGGGATTGATTTGCTATTGACTGAAACGTCCGGAACGGTGCCGGGTCCATTGGTAGACAAAACGACTTACTTTACTATTTATGTGGATGATTTGACAATTCAATTAGCCACTACATCCGCACAAGCGTTTGCCGCAGACCCTATAATTCTTGTGTCTTCAACACCAAGTGATAACTCGATATATACGCTGACCCCTTTAAATACTGCTTTAGCACCTGTATTTCAATGGCTCGTATCAAATGATGATGTTGATTATGCAAAATTTGCAACTGATTTGTCCTCAACTCCCGCGACTTATACTGCGCCTAATCAAAGTATATCGTGGGATTTTGGAGAGTTTAATTTTAAGTATTTGCGATTGGATGTAACTGCTCCAACCACTGGTGGTATGGATTTGAAAGTTATATTTAATATAAAAGATTAAAATGTGCGGTAAATATTACCGCTTTGACTGGCAAACACCAGTCCGATTTTAGAGGCAACAACCTCTGATTAAAAACAAGACGGACAACCCGTCAAAAGGAGAATAGTAATATGGAAACACCACAAAAAGAAAATACTGGAGTCCAAGATGCGTGGGCGGATAAAAGCGTAGGGCTTGATGATATGCCTATTATCGGCACTTCTAAAGTTCCGGGCGGAGTAATTGACCCCATAACATCTGAAACAAAACCTGAAGTAAAGCCTGAAGATACCAGCAACACCGGTGAACAGGTGAAGGAACCTAAACCCGAAAACGGCAAGGGGCAACCCCAAACCAAAGAGGGAGAAGGGGACAGCAGTGTTTTTACAGCGACAAATGGTCGGAAATATAAGAATGTTGATGAATTGGGTAATGCGTTTAATGAATCCTCAAAAGAGGGGATTAGATTAAGCACGCAATACAATGAACTCAAACGTAATTATACTTCTTCAAATGACCAACTGACAGAGGCGCAAAAAACAATCCTATCACTCCAAGAGTTTGTTGGAGAAGGCGGATATCCTGACACAAAAAGTGCTGAAGAAATATCTGAAATGACAGAAGAGGATAAACATCGGTATTTTACGGGAAAGGAAAAATGGACGGATAAAGTTGAAACATTTAAGACTAAACTGAAAAATGCCAAAACAGAAACAGAGGCATACAATAAGCAACTGTCTGAAACAATCAGAGAAAATGAAACCACGATGACAAAAGACACGAACCAATTTCCTGATTTTGTTCAACTGAAACCGTTACGGGATAAAATACTCGGTGAAACATCGTGGCTTAATAACCGCGTTGAATCTCCGTATATATCCTATTTGTGCGCTTATGCTCTTGCGGAAATAAAAGCCAAAGAGTTAGCGACAAAAGCCTCTGATGACTCAAGACAAGCTGCGGCCAATAAGGCAGGTGGTGAAGCAATGCAAACAGCAGTAAAAAGCGGAACAGGTGTAAATAACAACAAGGCACCCACCGCTTTAGACAAGGAACTTGGCGATATTGTAGATGTTTACAAGACAAGACAATCAAGTTTCTAATTTAATCAGAGAGGTGGCTTACTATGGCCCAAAGAACTGGAGTAATAACAACGTCTAACCAATCAACGGAAGGACGAGCAGTCCGTGATGTTAGTTCCATTGTTAATAACTTAGAACCCAATAAGTATCCTTTGATTGTGTTTCTCAATCAAATTGAGGGAAGAAAAAAAGTTACAGGGAACTTTAAGTTTGAGTGGTTGGAAGATACAGTGTTGCCCCGATATGATGTTCTCGGTGGAGCTTTAACTGCCGATGCGGCAACAATGACTGTTACCAATTATGCTCGTTTCATTAAGAATATGTTGGTGAGAATCAATAAATCAGAGATAGTCAGAGTAACTGCAACGCCCTCAACCACGTCAGTAGCTATTGATAGGGCTGCGGGTGAAACATCGGCTACTACAGCTTCTTCAGGCGAACAACTGCATATCTTAGGTATGGCATTTGAGGAAGGTTCTTCAATAGGTGATATTTTGAGCACCATAAAAACCAATCCTTATAACTATACACAAATATTCAGAACTTTGTTTGGAAGAACTGGAACGGCTGATGCTTCAAAGGTGTATGGCGAAACAGATAAGAAATATGACAGAGCAAAAGCAATAGTTGAACACGCTAAAGATATTGAGAACTCTTTTATTATGGGTGAAAGGGCAAGCTCAACATCAGGTGGTGTTGATAGTAAGGCATTGAGATTGACCAGAGGCGCGTTGGCATGGATAAGCACAAATGCCCAAGACGCTGGCGGAACGCTTACTGAACCGGAATTTGATGAATGGCTTAGAAAGTCATTTAGATATGGTTCAGCAAGTAAACTCGGTATTTTCTCAAGCAAAATGTGTGCTGTTGTCAATGGTTTTGCCAAACAGAAATTACAAGTATCTGTGACAGGGAAGAAATATGGAATGGATCTTACCACTTATATATTTAGTGGTGGGAAAAAAGTTGATTTCATATCTCATCCTTTGTTTGAAAATGCCGTAAATACTGACTTCTCAGGCTTAGCGGGGACAGGGCTTATATTAGATGTTTCCGATATGGCGTTAAGATATATGGAAGGCAGATACATGAGGCATGATATGGATATTGTAAAAGCTGGCACAGATGCCGAGCAAGAACAAATCCTTTCCGAGTGTGGACTTGAACTCCAACAGGAAAGCAAACACGCAGAATTAACTGGTGTTGAATCATAAGGAGGCTTATAGATGAAAAGAATAAATAAATTGTTTGGTAGTTTTTTACTTATAAGTTTCTTTTTTGGGAACTTATACGCCGCAAACCTCAATGAGTTACAGACTGCAAAACTTGCAGCCATTCAAGTAGGTGAACATAATGACTATAACGATGGCACGTTATTGAAGGTGTGGTATGTTGGAGCTGCAACTCAGTCGGTGGTTGAAGTATCTTCGGAGGCTTTTAATACCTATGCACCTATAGGTACTGCTGACCTTGCTCTTGTTACTAACTTGGCTGCTTATGATACTCTTGGTGAACTATGTGATTACATAGAAAAGCAAGATGATTATAATTGTGACTTGACAGGTGGAAAGCGGGATGACGACTCTTCACTACTTGACTTTGTCACTGCCGCATCTGGGACTGACTGTAAACCTAAAGCAGGTTATGCAGTAACTATAGACACGGCTGGTATAACAGAAACAGACCCTTACATCATGAGATTAGGCATTACTCCGCAAGTAGACAAAAGAGTAATACTTAAACTATGCCGTGTTCAGAATGACGGAGTAGGCACGCTTACAGTGTATGGGAAATTGGCTAAGTTTGAAGGCGCTAATGATGGTGTTACTCGTAATGACAATACATTGGTTTGGACTGAAATTACAGCCAATGATGTAACTGAGTATGTTCCTGATGAAGCAATGGAAAACGGATGGCTTGAGTTCGCTAAGAATGCTCATGTAGTTATTTCCGCGGGCAATTCTACGGAACCGCAAACAGCAACCTCATATATTGAGTGTTTCTGGGAAGAAAGATAACAAATAGGAATTTGGGGGGAGAATTATGAACTCTCCCCATTCCTAAAAATTAAGAATAGAGGAGCGGTATATGACAAATACTTATGTAACACCGGGAAGAGTATCACCTGAATTAGTAATTACCCCTATGGGATTAAAAGATGGAGTAGGCAATAAGATAAAGAGAGAATCAATAATCTTTACCCCGAATGCAGTTAACGTTGGAGAATTTACCACAAGCAATAAAGAACATATAAAATTCATTGAGAATCACGAATGGTTTAGAACAGGAAGGGTTTTATTAATTGGTTCTCAGAATGCTATTAAACCGGGAGTAGCTATACCATCACCGAAAGTTGGTGTTGTAACGACTATAGTGCCAGAACCTATTAAACCGATTGTGCAAAAACATAGAGGACAACCGGCAAAGACTCATAAATAATCCATTAAGGTGATAGAATGAATTTAGATGAATTTATTGTCAATATAAAGACACTTACGCAATATGGTAATCCAAACGCTAAAACTGATGACGCGGCTAAAAGAATAAAAGCGTCTGTAAATGACAGTTTGCGGGAAATAATGCGTAATTGGCTTTGGGATTGGTTATATAAAGCCATTACTATCACCTTAATATCCGGAACTACAGACTATAATCTTGATACAGATGTAGCATCTCTAATAGCCATAGACAGCGGGAATCATAACTATTTAAGGCATATCACATTAAAAGAATATTTGATGTGGCATAAAGCATCCGTCAATACTGCCTCAGAAACAGATATAGGCTCTGCCAGTGTTTACCTATATATCGGAAGAGATGCCACTACGGGCGCGAGGAAGATAAGAATTGATGATATTCCGTCAGGTTCGAACACTTTAACAGGATTCGCTAAAAAGAAATTACCATTATTTACTGATGCTGATTTAGGCGCGGCTACATCTTTTTTGCCTTACCCTGATGAAGGGTTGGATGTCTTAAAAGAATTTGTTTTGGTAGATGTGTATAGAATCCAAAGAAAGGAAGCTTTAATTTTACCGCAAATAAGCATAGCTGGTAAAAAATTAAAAAAGTGGAGAGCCGAAGGATCAAGTGAACCGGCTGATGATGTCACTACTCCACTGCCAACTTATTATAGAAATAAAAAAATAGGACGGCGAAATGGCAAAACTATATAATATTTTAATCATCTTATTTTTTTGCTTGCCATGTTTAGCTCAAGAGCAAAGTCATCATGGTGTTAATTTTGGCGGTATTAACGAATTTGATGACCCGATTAAAATAGATGACAATGATGCTACTAAGGCAGTCAATGTATTGACTGATGAAGGTGATTTACGCAGTATTTATGGTAATAAATTATCCGCTATAATAGCGAGTTCAAGTATAACGTTTCAAGCCGAATATATTGACACCTCTGGTGGACATTCGTTAATAAGTAAATCAGGACTTGGGCTTTATGAAACGGATGCCGCGGGGTCTACAAGTTTAATTAAGACATTTGATACTGAGCGGGAAGTTGACAGTGTTAGTGCATTTGATAGGATTTATTTTACTGACGGGATAGAATCTTTTTATTATGACGGGGCTTCAACCGCCGCCGCTTCTAATATGGCCGCCTGTGACTATGTTGAATTTTGGAAAAATAGACTGGTATGCGCAAATATCGCAGGCGATACTTCAAGAGTTAATTTTTCATGGTATGACTCCCCGTCAACATGGACAGTAACAGCAGATTCAACCTCTGGGGCGATTAAATATTTTGATAAAAATGACGGCTGGCAAATAACTTGTCTGGCCAAAACGCCTTACGGATTATTTATCGGTAAGGATAGGTCTACATATTTAATGACAGGCTATGATAATCCTACATTTTATCAATCCTCTATTTCAGATACTGTAGGGTGTTCCGATGACAGGTCTATTCAAATGGTAGGGGATGACCTTGTTTGGTTATCGCAAGACGGCGTTTATGCCTATGATGGGCAAAGTGTTAGGTTAATATCAAGAGAAATAAAAAAGACTACAGATGACATCAGAGTATCAAATTCAAGCGAATATAACTGGACAGTGGATACTCAATCGGAATGGGAAGCTGGCAGTGGCGCATCTTGGGAAACCTCAGTAGTTCCGAATGAGTTAAAGTTAAAAGTTTACAGTTCAACAGATAGAGAATTAGCCACAATGGACTTTATTGGTGAAGGTGGAGAAAAGACTCCATCAGGTTGGGTTTCAAACTCAGGTTCATTCTTTTTTAGTAACGCATATGCTAAGTGGGGGAATTATTCAATTTGTAATACAGGTATTAATCCCGATA